TTTACGGGTAAGCCATGATGGACGACCAAATTAAACTTGCAGTTCATGAAAACGAGATTAAACACTTGCAAACTGATATGGACAAATTGGTTAAAGATATGGAAGAACTTAAAGCTTCCGTTGCTGAGATAAGCAAAACTCTTTCAGAAGCTAAAGGCGGATGGCACGTTTTAATGGTTATGGGTGGTGCAGGTGCAGCTTTTGGTGGTTTAGTTGGCTGGGCGTTTGAGCACTTCTCAGGTAAATAAGATGGCAAAAAAAGCCCCAGTATTAGCAGTAGGCAGAGGTGAGAAGCTCCCTGTTTCTAAAGGTGCAGGTCTTACAGCCAAAGGTAGAGCCAAATACAATGCGGCGACTGGCTCTAACTTAAAAGCACCCGCACCAAACCCTAAAACGAAGAAAGATGCAGGGAGACGTAAGTCTTTTTGTGCGCGTATGGCAGGGGTTCCAGGACCTATGAAAGATGAAAATGGTAAGCCAACTCGTAAGGCGGCTTCTTTGAAAAGGTGGAATTGTGGCTCCTAGTGTATCTCGTGCGCAACATAATTTAATGGCGATGGTTGCAAATAATCCAAAAGCAGCTAAACGCGTAGGTATTTCAAAATCAACAGGTGAAGAATTTATGAAAGCAGATAAAGGTAAAAAGTTTGGTAAAGGTGGTTTAGACTCAATCTTCAAAGGTAAAGAATCATACAGCGAAGAATTGAAAGAAGGCAAAGCCATTAAGTCAGGTAAGATTTCTCCACAGCAATATGCTAAAGGTGAGAAGATGGAAAAAACTAAAATGAATAAAGGTGACAAAGCACCGCCTAAAGCAATGGATATGGGTTCAATGGGTATGAAAAAAGGTGGGATGGCTAAGTGTATGGCTAAAGGCGGCGCGGTTAAAGCTGATGGTAAAGCCATTCGCGGTAAAACCAAAGGACGGTTTGTGTAATGCAAACCAAAGACTACCCAGCTAAAGGATTCCCAGCGTACCCTAACGCTAAGGGCACAAAACCCGTGAAAGCGAAAAAAAAGCAAGCAGAATAGGTTAAATTATGGCACCAAATACGTTAGAAGGAATCAGAGAGGCTCTTAAAAAAGCTGGTTATCCTGTGAAAAATGATCTTAGCCCAGCGCTAATAAGTGAGTGGGAAAAGCACTTTATTCCTGGTGTTGATTACACCGCTTATTTTGATGCCTTAATTAACGCGGCTAAAGCTGAATACGGTGATAAAGACCCACAGGTCAGTCACTATGTAGCGCAAAAAGCAACGTGGGATAAATGGTCTAAAGATCCAACTAACGCGACGCTAACAGGTGTAGACCTGTCTAATTCAGGTGGTAAGACATATACTGATCTAGCACAGCAAGCGAATACAGTTAAACAAATCCTAGCAGATCAAACAAAAGCACTTAACGATGCAGTTAAACTAGGAACAGCAGCAACTACATTGTCTTTATATGGCACTGGAACTGCAGATAAGCCCGCTAAAAACAGCATCGCTGCTAATTACAACGCCGCCCAAACAGCGCTAACAAAGGCTCAAGCTGCGGTAGCTAAAAAAGATACACCTAATGCGCAAGCTGCTTTAACAAAAGCCCAAACCGCTTTTAACACAAACAAAACAGCCTTTGATACGGCACAGCAAATTATTACAGAGAACGCTAAAGGTAGCTTAACACCAACAGAAAAAGTTATTATTGGTGCATACGATGACTATCTAACTAAAGCTTACAACCCTTATACTAATTTGCTGTCAGGTACAGTAATACCCGCAGGTGGTACGCAAGCAGATGCAACTAAAGCGTCAGTAGATAAGGCGCTTGAATTTTATAAAGCCAACGGTTACATGCCTACAGTAGATTCGGCTGTTTTGGGTCAAGTGCAGACAGCAATTAGTAACTATGAACAGCAAAAAATAAAAGACAAGCAGCTTGAAAAAGCGCAAGCTGTCGCGGCGGCTAGCCCAAAAGAAATTGGGCAGACACAAAAAGACATTTCAAACTACAACGCTCTTATTGCTCAAGCCGCTAAAAACGCACCTGTTGTGGCTGATTCTACGGCAGATGTACTTAAAAAAATGAACGCAGCTAAAGGCGAAACAACTCAGGGTATGGGTATGCCAGACATTTTAAAACGTACTGGTGCTCAAGCAGGTGTAACGCCACCTCAGGCTCAACAAAGTCAAGTGCCCCAGTTAGGGCTTAAGTTGTCTCAAGACTTTAATACACGCATGACGCAGCAAGACTTAGCGGCGCAGCAACAACTACAACGCCCAGGCACTTACGCGGCAGGTCAATTTGACCCATTCTATAGTGGGTACTTAGGTGTAGGTAATAACTATGCAACTCAAGATTCACCTATGTTGCCTGGGGGTATCTGGGCTGGTGGTCCACAAGTAATGACGCCTTCTAAGGTTGGGTTTGGTATTCAAAATGCCTATGACCCTAATGCATATAGCGCCGCTGATTTAGCAGCTAAACCTGTTAACCCTAGTACAGTTGTGGGAAAAGCCGCAGGTGGTTATTTAGATGCTCAGTCTGTAGGGCAAGGCAACCAAGCGTTGCAGCAACAACCACAGCAGCAGAACAATCAGTTAGGGTTAGCTTCTATTCCTAATATGTCACAGTACACTAACTACACAAACAACCCAGGTATGATGTCACCCACCCAAAATACAGATGATGGCGGTGTAGGTGGTATATCTGTTCTAGGGCAAACTAACCCAATGTGGTAACAAATGGCTACATCAGGAACAACAATATTTAACCCCGATTTATCTGAGATATTTGAAGAGGCTTTTGAGCGTCTTGGATACGACAGAAACGGCATGCCTTTTGAGCTGCGTAGTGGGTATGATTTAAAGACAGCGCGTCGAAGCCTTAACTTACTGCTTGCAGAGTGGGCTAATCGGGGTATCAATCTTTGGACTGTAGACTCTGGAGAAATTCCTTTATTAGCAAATCAAGCCACTTATGACCTACCTACAGATACTGTTGATGTAGTAGACCATGTTATTCGCCAATACAACGATACGCAAAACCAAACGGATATTACGATTAATCGTATCTCTGTCATAACGTATGCCACCATACCAAACAAACTCACCACTGGTCGCCCTATTCAGGTCTATGTGGATAGAAAAACAACAACACCTACCATTACGGTATGGCCGCTACCTCAGACATCAGATACTTATACTTTTGTCTATTGGCGCCTACGCAGAATGGACGATGCAGGGTCACCTGCGACCAATACAGTTGACGTACCCTTTAGATTCTATGAGGCATTGATTGCGGGTCTTGCAGCTAAATTAGCACTTAAAAAAGCACCAGAAAGTTTATCTATGCTTAAAGCTCTAGCGGATGAAGCCTTTGATTTAGCAGCGGCTGAAGATCGCGATAGGTCACCAATTCGTATGGTGCCTAGATTTACGGACTATAGATAATGGCTGTTCCTTACGCTAGAGGGCGGAAAAGCTTTGGATTTTGCGATCGTTGTGGTTTTCGTTGCAAGCTTGATAAAATGCGTAAACTTGTGGTTAAAGGAGATTTGGTTGATATTAAAGTGTGTGAAGAGTGCTTTGAGCAAGATCAGCCACAGCTTCATGTAGGTGAGCAACCTATGTGGGATCCACAAGCATTGCAATTTCCACGCCCAGATAATACTATACCAACAACGAGAGGGTTATTTGGCTGGAGTCCAGTCGCTTCTCAAACAATACAATCCACGCTAAATAGCGTAACTATCGGAGGCTAACATGGCATTGCCAGATCCAAGATTAAGAATTCCACCCACAAAAACATCAGGGCAACCCATGCCACAGCAAAACGTAAATACACCCAAAGCGGCTATGAACCCAAATGTTTCACCCTTAGCAACACCAGGCATGCAACCTCAACAACCACAGCAGGTACCACAAATGAAAAAAGGCGGCACTGTTAAATGTATGAAAGCTGGGGGTGTTGTGTCAGCGGACATGAAGAAATCAGGGCGCAATGTAGCTCGCGCGGCTAATCAAAAAAGTGGTAAGTCAGTTAAAGTTGGTAGCACTCCTGTGGTAAAAGGTGGCGGTGTTATCGGTAAAACTAAACGCGGGTATGGAGCAGCTAGACGTGGATAAAGTTAAATTTGATAATATTAAACCCGTTCCTGTTCCTAAAGCTAATGGCTACCAAGATCAAATGAAAGGGGTGAAAACATCTGGCGTTAAAATTCGCGGGGCTGGTGCAGCTAAAAAAGGCTTCACCGCTAGAGGTCCACAGGGCTAAGGGGCTTCCTTTGAACTACACAGAATTAAGTGCGGCGCTTGTCGCATACACAGAAAATACAGGGCAAGACTTTGCTGATAACATCCCTACGTTTGTCCAGCAAGCGGAAATGCGTATCTATAATATAGTACAGCTTCCTGCACTACGAAAAAATATGATGGGTGTTGTCACAGCAGATAATAAGTATTTATCAGCTCCTAATGACTTTCTTTCTGTGTTTAGCTTAGCCGTGATTGATGGTACTGGTGAATATCAGTATATGCTTGATAAAGACGTTAACTTTATTCGCGCCGCATACCCAACACCTACGGCAACAGGGGTGCCTAAATACTATGCTATTTTTGGACCTCAATCTAATCAGGCAACGGAGCTATCGTTTATTTTAGGTCCTACCCCAGACGATGATTATGACGTTGAGCTACATTACTTTTACTATCCAGAGTCTATTGTCACAGCCGGAACTACTTGGCTTGGCGATAATTTTGATCCTGTACTACTTTATGGCTCGCTAGTTGAAGCTTATACCTACATGAAAGGCGAAGCGGATTTACTTGCGTTATACGGACAAAAATATATGGAAGCACTAGCAATTCTTAAAGGGCTTGGAGATGGCAAACAACGCCAAGACGCATACCGATCTGGTCAAGCCAGAATAGCGGTGAAATAGTTATGATTACTCAATGTTTATGCAATAGCTTTCGTGAAGAACTATTTCAAGGTGTCCATAACTTTTCTGCTATTGGCGGTGATGTTTTTAAAATAGCTCTATACACTGACACTGCACAGATTGGGGCTACAACAACTGCATATACCACGACAGGGCAAGTTGTAGCTACTGGATATACCGCTGGCGGCAAAACGCTACTTGGGCAATCCATAACGGTAGCACAACCTCAAACAGGACCTCAGACATATATTACGTTTGATAACGCCGAGTGGACGGGTACAGATATAGTAGCTAGAGGTGCTTTGATTTATAATAGTTCGCAATCAAATAAAGCGGTTTTGGTTCTTAATTTTGGGCTTGATGTGTCTGCAACTGACGGGGTTTTTACAATTACTATGCCCGTAGCAGCCCCAAATACAGCTTTAATATGTTTTTCATAAATAGGTATTAATATGCACACAGAAAAAGTAGATGCACAAGACTCATTAGGCGCAACAACCCTTCTTGGTGGTAGTGTAGGCGAGCAACTTTCAGTCACAGGTCGATATGATGTTAAATGCCTTGATGCTGATGGTAATTTAAAGTGGGAAGATTCAATTGAGAATCTCGTTGTGACTGTAGGTAAAAATAACTTACTCGATGTTTATTTAGGCGCAAGTACACCGACAACTACTTGGTACATGGGTCTTGTTGACAACGCTTCATTCAGCGCTTACGCGGCTGGAGACACATTAGCTTCTCATACAGGCTGGCTAGAATACTTAGACTATACTATTTCAGGTAGTTCTACCAATAGAGCAGCAGTAGCTTGGAACGCAGCATCATCAGGTTCTAAAGCATCAACAGCCACTACGTTTACAATTAGTGGTGCTGGCGGTACTGTGCTTGGCGTTATACTGTGTGCGACACAGGCAAGAAACACGTCATCTAATGGTGGTGCAGGTATTCTTTATTCAGCAGGTAGTTTTGCAACTTCGCGTGCAGTTATTGCAGGTGATTCGCTTCTTGTAACTTATACAGCATCAGTGTAAGGACTTATTGTGGCTGGCGGTTGGGGTAGCGGAACTTGGGGGCAAGCTGGATGGGGTGACTCAGTCTATGAGGATACTCTTACTGAATCTGTAACAGCTACGAGCACCCAATCTGGTGCAGTAACTCAATCGCAAACGCTTACTGAATCTGTAACAGCTACTGATAGTCAATCATCGGTACTAAATGCGGTAGGGGCGCTTACTGAAACAGCTACAGCTACTGCTGCACAAACTGGAAACTTAATAGCAAGTCCTACGTTAACTGAATCGGTATCAGCTACTGATGTGGTAGTCGGTGGTTTAGCAATAGCAGAAAGTTTAACAGAATCAGTAGTTGCAATAGATACACAGTCCTACACATTAAACGCTAGTGCTTCATTAACAGAGACAGTATCAGCAGATTCTAGTTTAGTAGCGGGAATATTGTTTACAAATTCTATAACAGAAACAGTATTGGCGTCAGATTCACAAACTACTGTACTGTATGCTGTAGGGGGTATCACAGAATCAATTAGTGCAACTGATTCACAAAGTGTAACCGTTTATATAACGGCTAGTGTACTAGAAGAATTACTCGCCGAAGACTCACAAAGTGCTTCACTAGATGCTATAGCATCTATAATTGAGATAGGGGATGCAGTTGATGTAGTGTTTGCTAATGGGTCGTTCTATGTAACTATTAACGAAACAGTTTATGCACTTGACTCAGTTACTGGGCGATATTTGTGGGAACCTATAGACGATACCCAAACTCCCGCGTGGAGTATAATAAACAACAATCAGACTTCTACTTGGACACCGATAACGACTTCATAGGTGCATTAAATGGCTACATCATATACAACATTATTAGGGCTTGCCCAACCTGCTACAGGTGAGCTAGGTGGTACTTGGGGATCGGTAGTTAACGCGAGCGTAACTCAACTTGTTGAGGACTCTGTTGCGGGGGTTGCTACACAATCTGTTGCTTCTGGTAATTGGACCCTTTCAACAACTGGGGCTGGTGCGACAAATGAAGCACGAAAAGCCATTCTTATCCCAACAGGCTCACCCGGTGTATCGCGCAATATTATTGCACCTAGCTCAAGTAAAGCATACCTTGTTATTAACCAATCAAATGCGGCTGTAGTGCTTAAAGGTGCAGCAACAACAGGGGTAACGATCGCTACTGGGGCTAATGTGCTAGTTGCTTGGAACGGTAGTGACTTTGTTAGCGTAACACCATCTTTATCAGCATATTTACCATTAGCTGGTGGTACGATGACGGGTCTATTGACCACGAAAGAGTTAGCGTTAACTAAGACCGCACCAAGTATTTCAGCAGGTGTTTTGACTTTAGATTGCTCGTTATCTAATACATTTGCTGTTAGTTTAAACGCTGCAATTACTTCATTTACAGTTAGTAATATCCCAACATCGGGCAGTTACTACGAGTTTAATTTAGAGTTTACAGCAGATGGTACAGCGCGGGCTGTAACATGGACTTTCTCAAGCGTTGCAGTTAAATGGCCTGGCGGTACAGCTCCTACGTTAACAAGTACAAACGGTAAAAAAGATACATTCGTATTCTACACTTACGATGCCGGTACGACTTGGCTTGGCTTCGTTGCAGGGCAAAACCTATAATACGTTATTATGAATATTTACTATACTTACGCTTTAATCAATCCTTTTACTAATGTGATATTTTATGTTGGTAAAGGGAAAGATAATCGAGCTATGGAACACATAGTAGAAGCGACTAAACCTAATGGTAAACGTGCTAATAAGCATAAGCTCAACACAATTAGAGATATATTAGCTAAAAATGGTGAAGTAATTATAAAATACATAGACACTAATATAACTGAAAAAATTGCTTTTGAGTTAGAATGTTTTTTAATTGAACTGTTAGGTAGACGCGACAACAAAACAGGTGTGCTTACAAATCTTACTGATGGCGGAGAAGGTTTATCTGGGTTACAAAGAGACTTATCTGGTAAAAATAACCCTAATTACGGTAAACGCGGTGAAATGGCTACTTGGTGGGGTAAAAAACACACCGAAGACACTAAACGTAAACAGTCAGAATCTCAAAAAGGTAGAGTGTTTAGCGAAGCGCATAAAAGGGCTATGCGAAAACCTAAATCCGAACAAGGAAAGATTAACATTGCTAAGGCTAGATTAGAAACTTCTTATAGACCATCTGAAGAAACTAAAAGAAAAACTAGCGAAGCATTGAAAGGTAGACCAAGCCCAACAAAAGGTAAAAAAATGTCAGACGAGTTTAAAGCATCGATTAGTAAAAGATTTTTAGGTGTACCAAAAAAGAAAATTGAATGCCATAATTGCCACAATAGTGTTGCAATAAACACGGCTAATCGTTGGCACTTTGATAATTGCAAGGAGTTAACAAAATGAGTTTATTAAAAGTAGCTGGCACTACAGCTACAAGTGGGCAATTATATGTGGATTCGGTCTTTTCTACCTATCTCTACACCGGCAACGGCTCAACGCAAACCATCACTAACGGCATTGACTTGGCTGGTAAGGGTGGGTTGGTTTGGATAAAAGAAAGAAATTTTACTGATAGCCATCAATTGATTGATACAAATCGAGGTGTAGGAAATGCTTTATCATCTGATTTATCGTTTGCGAATAATTATAGCCCAACTGGTTTAACTAATTTTAATAGCAATGGGTTTTCACTTGGTAGCTCGTCTTATGTGAATGGTTCATATAACTACGCCTCATGGACATTCCGCGAAGCACCTAAGTTTTTTGATGTGGTGACATATACGGGGACAGGTAGTGCAAGAACGATTGCACATAACTTAGGTATTGCTCCGGGAATGATTATTGTTAAGCGTACTGATGCAACAAAAGATTGGCAGGTTTATCACAGAAGTTTAACCTCAGCTGCGTATTCAATGCAGTTAAATTTAACTGCCGCGCAAGCCTCAGCGCCTACTGTATGGAACTCAACTGCACCAACAAGCTCAGTGTTTTCTGTAGGTACAGACTCAACGGTTAATGCTTCTGGCGGCGCTTACGTTGCCTATTTATACGCTCACGACACGTCATCAACTGGGATTATTCAGTGTGGGTCGTTTGCGGGTGGAACTAGCGAGGTGACACTTGGTTGGGAACCGCAATGGATTATGTTTAAATCTACCAGCGGAACTGGTGGTTGGATTATGTTTGACACTATGCGTGGATGGGTTAATAGTCCAGATATTGGCGGAACGCAACTTTTACAAGCAAACACGAGCGGTGCAGAGGGCGCAACTGGTTTAGTAACTTTTCAACCGACTGCTACGGGGTTTAAATACAGTCTGATTGATAACTACATCTACATGGCAATCCGTCGCCCAAACAAGCCGCCTACAACGGGGACGCAGGTTTATTTGCCTAGATTGGTAACGGAAGCGATGTTTAACAATACCGTAGATTTGGGTTTAACTACTGATTTAATTATATCAAGAGGAAATGTGACGTTATCTAATGTCATTGTTGATTTTGATAGACTTAGAGGTATGCCTAACTATTTACTTACAACATCAGACGCTGCGGAAGGGACGGGTGCGGGGGGGACATTTGGTGCTGGACAAACATCGGTTACATGGGGTGCAATTACATCCGCGTCTAGTTCTACTATCGATTGGTTATTCAAACGCGCTCCCGGATTCTTTGATGAGGTTTGCTATACTGGGACTGGAGTTGCAAGGACTGTTGCGCATAATTTAACTGTTGTGCCAGAATTGATGATTGTTAAAATGAGAACGCCAGACGCGGGGTATTCTTGGAACGTGTATAACGCGTCCTTGGGGAATACCTCGTACTTAATGTTAGAAGCTACTTATGGAACTCAAACATCCCCTGCTACTTATTGGAATAGTACGACTCCAACTTCCTCTGTATTTTCTGTTGGGATTTACGGCCAAGTAAATCAATCCGCTGCAACCTACGTTGCCTACCTATTCGCCACACTAGCAGGAATCAGTAAAGTGGGCTCCTACACAGGTAATGGAACTGGACAAGCGATTGCGTGTGGATTTGGTTCTGGCGGTGCAAGGTTTGTTTTGATTAAACGTACAGATTCTACTGGTAATTGGTACACATTTGACTCGGCTCGTGGATTAACAAGTGGTTCAAGTCCATACTTACTACTTAACAGCACAGCGGCAGAAGTCACGGGTAATAACGGTGTCTACGCATCATCGGGTGGGTTTACACTGGGTGCAACGGCAATAACAACGACCAATATAGCAACAGCAACATACATCTTCTTAGCAGTGGCATAGGACATATCAATGGCAAACTATATCAATTTACAAACACATCAAGTTAGCACGGAATCTGAAATCCGTGCAGCGCATCCTAATACGTCTTTCCCCGTACCTTTTACAGTAGAAGGCTACTCATGTGTGTTTGATGCGCCTCAACCAGACTACGATAAGTACACGCAGACTATTGCGCAAGGCGTACCTGTAGAGGCTTTACCTAATCACTGGGAGCAAACATGGATAGTCTTAGACCTCAATGCAGAGCAACTTGCTGAGGCACAAGCGCAAAAGATTGAAGATGAGAAAGCAAAAATCAAATCTGACATTGCAGCATTAGAAGCGTCAGTCACACCGCGTAGACAGCGCGAGGCCATCCTCAGTATTGATACCACATGGCTTGCAGATATTGAAATTCAAATCGGTCAACTCAGACAACAATTATCGGAGTTATAGACATGAACAAAATACTTAAAGCGTGGAACTATTTAATGGCTCGATTAAAAGAGCCTTCTACCTACGCAAGTGTGGCAGCACTCGCAACGATGGCGGGTGTGAATATTGATGCAACGCCTGTTGTGCATGACAGCTTAACTGCCGCTAGTGTCGTGTTTGGTATGATTGGACTGTTTGTTTCAGAAGGTAAATAATATGAGCAAATACTTCAAACCAGAAGAATTTGCGTGTCACTGCGGGTGTGGAGAGAAAGACGTTAATCCTAAGCTAGTAGAGCTACTTAATCGCATCCGTGAGTCTTTTGGCAAACCGATTACCATTATGAGCGGTAGAAGATGTGAAGCACACAACACGAAAGTGGGTGGTGCAAAGCATAGCCAACACGTCTTAGGTAACGCAGCCGATATTAAAGTAAAAGACGTACCGCCCAAAGAAGTGCAAGAATACCTCATGAAGCATTTTGATGACGAATGCAAAGGTCTTGGACGCTACAAATCTTTTACCCATATTGATGTTCGTGATGGTAAAATCGCACGTTGGAACGGATAATAAACAGGACTAAGCTATGCCACTTAAATCAATAACCTTTCGCCCTGGGGTATCCCGTGAAGGGACTAACTATGCTAACGAAGGTGGATGGTATGCATGTGATAAAGTTAGATTTCGCTCTGGGTTTCCTGAAAACATTGGTGGGTGGCAAAAGTTTAGCCTTAATAGTTATACAGATGTATGCAGAACACTAAGAAATTGGTCTTCTATTGCAGGTAATAACTACACAGGCATAGGCACAAACATCCGTTTCTTTATAGAATTTAGCGGAACCCTATACAACATCACACCCTACCGCCTTGTAGTTTCACCCCTTACACCAGCTAACCCACTTAATTTTGTATCAGGGCTAACGACGGTGAGCATAACTTACGCGGGACATGGTGCGTCTACCAATGATTATATTTTAATCTCTGGTGCGGTGATGGCAACTAGCGGAGTACCTGCGGCTGAAATTAATACTACCCACCAAATCACAGTCTTAGACGCGAGTACGTTCACGTTTCAAGTAACTACCTCTGCTACAGCTACTACTACCGACGGCGGGGCAGTAATCGCGCTAAGTTTTGAAGCCTCTGCTGGTCTGCCTATTAACGTAACAGGGCTTGGTTGGGGTGCGGGTACGTGGAGTCGAGGTACTTGGGGTAGCAGTGCTACTTCAGGCGGTGTGGTTCAACCTTTAGGGTACTGGACGCAGGACAATTACGGTCAAGATTTAGTTATTGCCCCTACTAACGGTGAGATATATTATTGGAAAATAAGCACGAGCGTGGCAGGTTCAGGTATCCCTGCGGCTAATGCCGTTAAACTTAGCTCTTTAAGTGGTGCGGCAGATTGCCCTACAGTTGTTACAGGTATTATTACCACAGACGAAAATCACGTAATGGCGCTTGGATGTAACGCAATAGGAGAAAGCACAAAAACTCCTATGCTCGTGCGTTGGGCAGATCAAAACAACCCCGCACTTTGGACACCAAGCATTACCACTTCAGCGGGTGGATATAAGCTTACCTATGGGGATGCTATTGTTACAGCAATTAAGACGCGCCAAGAAACACTTATCTTTACGAACAGCGCATTATATGGGGCGCAGTATGTAGGTACACCATTTACGTTTAGTTTTCAACCACGCTCAACTAATATCACGATTGCTTCACCCTTTGCCGCTATCTCAGTTAACAACATTACTTATTGGATGGGGCATAAAAAGTTCTTTACCTACGGTGGTACAGTAGAAACGCTCCCTTGCTCGCTACGTCAGTATATTTTTAACGACTTTAATTACGCACAACAGGCTCAAACCTTTGCGGGGTCAGTGGGTGAGTTTAATGAAATTTGGTGGTTCTATTGCTCTAGTGAAGCAGAATCCCCTGACCGCTACGCTGTCTATAACTATCAAGAGCGCATTTGGTACTACGGCACTATAAACAGAACTGCTTGGATTGACTGCCCTGATAGAACCTACCCTATTGCAGCTAGTGATGGAAACTTAATCTACCAAGAAAATGGTTTAGAAGACAACGCAACAGGCACTTCACTACCTATAGCTGCCTATATTCAGTCAGCGGATTTTGACCTTGATGATGGGTATCAGTTTATGTTTATTCGTCGCCTTATACCTGACATTACGTTCTCTGGGTCTACAGATGAAACACCTGCGGTTGTTATGACGCTCTACGCTAGAGACTTTCCAGGCGGTCCATATAACCAAGAAACGGATGAACCCATTGCAAGAACCACAACAATCCCTGTAGAACAGTACACAGATCAAAAATGGCTACGCCTACGTGGACGTCAGATAGCATTTAGAATTGCTAGTGATTCAACAGGTACACAGTGGTCGCTGGGTATCCCGCGACTCGAAATTGTTGCTGATGGGAGAAAATGATTTATGGCTTCAACTAATATACAAATACCCGTTCTACCTGTACCTCCTGTACAATATGACCAAAACTGGGCGAACCAATTACTACGTGGGCTTAACGCTTATTTTACGGCATTACAGAACCCAGGTCCTATGCGGGGCACAACCATCACATTAACCGATTTACCCACTAGCAGCGCAGGACTTGAAACAGGGTCTTTGTGGAATGACAGTGGTACCGTAAAAATAGTATAGGAGCAGTCATGCACAGCGTTGCCAATAAATTAGCACAATATGGTCGTGGAGGTGATGACACACTAGTCCACATGAATAAGGCAGAAGTGGCTGGGCTTAACGCGCTTAACCATGCATTAAACAATCGCCCTCTCTCAAAAAACCCAGTAACAGGTATGACTGAAGCGATGGACTTGACTGACATCCTCGCAGGTCTTGGTATTGGTGTGGCTGCTGCACTTACTGGTGGCGCGGCTGCCGCCGCTGCTCCTATGCTTTTGGGTGCTACAGCGGGTGCGGCTGGTGGTGCGGGTGCTTTAGGTCTTGGCGCTCTTGCTGGCGCGGCTACTGGCGCTGGGCTTAATGCAGGTAAAGCCGCTATTAAAGGCGATCAAGATATCGGCATGGCAGCAGCATTTGGTGCGGGGTCTGGTGCGCTTGGTGGTCTAGGTGGAGCTGCTGGTGTGGGTGGTGAAGCGGCAGCGGGTAATGTAGCGGAAAAAGGTTTAGAAAGTACAATAACTAATGTAGCTACACCAACTCTAAATAGCGCAGCAGAAGGCTTTAGCGAGGTAGGTAAATCAGCTCTCGAAGAAGGGGCAAAATCAGCCACTGAGAACAGCTTACAAGGCGGCATCGCAGGTTTAAATAATCAGGTTGGTTCTACTCTAACTTCTCAAGCGCAGAATGCAATTACCCCGTCTAGTTTTGCAGAGCACCTAGCTCCTACAGATGCTCTTAATTCATCAAGTGTAGGACTCACAGCACAAGGTGGGTCAATGATCCCAGGAGCAGCGCCAGGCGCTTCAACAGCAACAGCAGCATCCCTAAACCCTTTTGAACAAAGCTTTGCTGGATTAAAAGACACTATTACGAACCCTATGCAACATCAGGGTATGCTAGCCGCGCAAGTAGGCGCAGCAGGGCTTGAAGACCAATATAAGCAACAAGGGTTAAACGAGCAAGCCAGTGCAAAACAAGCAAATGAAATTGTTGGGCAGTACAGAAAAGCGGGGATTATGCCTAGTGAACTCCCCAAAGGGCTAACTGATATTGCTAATAGAAGAAAAAGCTTTGCTGCTGGCGGTACCATTCGTGACGTTCAGGGTTTAGGTGCTATTCCAACTGGCTATATTAACCAGCAGCCTATGCAGAACTTTTACCCACAGAGCATGATTCCACAAGCCCAGCCTCTGCAATCAACGCAACCTATTCGCCATGAAGTTATTGGGTATGCTGACGGTGGACAAGTTGGTTATGGCTACGCTGAAGGTGGTGATGTTGGCGGTGGTGATGAAGGGTTGTTGCATGGACCAGGCACAGGGCAAAGTGATGGGATCGCTGGTTTGATTGAAGGCGCTCAGAGTCAAGAGCCGGTGCGTTTAGCCGATTCTGAGTTTGTAATCCCCGCTGATGTGGTATCCGCATTAGGGTCTGGTTCAACCAAAGCGGGTGCCCAAGCGTTATACGATATGCTTGATAGGATCCGTCAGCAGGCTTATGGGCATATACAACAGACAAACCCTGTAGACCCAAGCAAAGTCCTACCCGCGTAATATGCAACTTATCTACTGCGAAAACATTAGAGATTCTTGGGATTTTATTCGTAATGCTTTAGAATGTCTCATAATTAAAACGAATACCAAAGGCTGGATTCCTGAAGATATTTTTATGGCAGCTGTGCTAGGGCAAGCCAGAGTCTACAGGACTCCAGACGGGGTTATCGTATTCAAACTGCTTACAGACGATTTGACACATGAGGTTTCGTTATTCGTATGGGCTGCCTATAGTACAGAAGGTGATGCGCTAGTTAAGTATCATCAAGACGTTGACGCCATAGCCAGAGAGTTTGGTGCAAGCAAAATAACATTTACTTCCTCCCGTAAAGGTTGGCATAGAGCCATAGATAAAACTCCTGGGTGGAGAGAAGGCGAAACCATTTACGAAAAGAGGATTTAATTATGGGCGGTTCATCAGTACCATCAAGCACTACACAGACCACAATGCTCGACCCAACCCGTCAGGCGGCTCTAAAAAAGTCGATGGGTTATTTTGACAAATGGGCAGACACCTATAAAGGACCGACATATAAAGGACCGTTAACTGCTGGTAGAACCTCTGATTGGTACGCTGCCCAAAACATGGCGCATAAGATGGCTAATAGGTTCTCTGAGGGGGGGATAACTAGTGTGCGGCGATTCGATGATGGTGGGCTAACA